GGAACGTATGGGCCGCTAGTTGTGGAGTGGGCGCGCGAACACCTCGGCGTGTCACTTATGCCTTGGCAGTGTTACGCGTTAGAACGTCAGCTCGCTTACGATGCGGCCGGCGAATGGTGCAGCCGTGTCGCGCTTACGTCGACCGCCAGACAAAATGGGAAGTCCGTGTGCATCGCCGCCACGATCGGCTGGGCCCTTACCGAATGGCCGAAGCTCATAGGGCGCCCGGTGAAAGTAGTCAGCACCGCGCACCGCCTCGACCTTGCGACGTCACTGTTCCAAGAGCTCGCCCCGATGCTTGAGGAACGGTTCGGCGGGAAGCCCGTGTGGTCATTCGGCCGCAACGAGATCCGCATAAAGAACAGCCGGTGGATAGTGAAAGCGGCACGCCCGTCGGCACCGCACGGCCTCGCCGGGGTGGATCTGTTAGTGGTTGACGAATTGTGGGGGGTGGATTCCGACACGCTCGACATAGGGTTCCTACCGACGCAACGCGCAGTGCGCAACCCGTTAGCCGTGTTCTATTCGACGGCCGGCACCGAAGAATCGACGGCGATGCTACGCCACCGGGAAGCGTGCGTGCGTTCCATAGATACCGGCGAACACAACGGCACGCTGCTACTCGAATATTCGCCGCCCCCTGAACTGGATCCGATGACCCCCGAAGCATGGCGCTACGCCAACCCGGCGTTGGTGCATGACGGCAACCCGAACGGCACACTGACCACGCGCACCATAGAACGCGAAGCGGCCGCCCCGAACCGTGCCGCGTTCCTACGTTCGTCGGTCAATATCTGGTGCCAGACAGACGCCGGGTTCCTCGCGCCCGGCCAGTTCGAAGCGTGCCGCACCGACAAGCCGCCACTACCCGGCGGCGTGCTCGCTTGCGAAGTGTCGCTAGACGACGGGCGCTACGTCGCCGTACGGTGCAACACGAACGCCGACGGAATGCCCACCGCAACTGTCGCACTACTCGCCGACACGGTGCCCTCATTCTGGAAAGCGGTACGCGAACAGCTTGCCAAGAATCCGGGCGTGTTGCTTGCAATCACACCGACCCTTGACGCGCACTGCCCGACCGACCTGAGCCACCGCCGCATGATTGTCGGCTACCAAGAAATAACGCGCTGGACTGCCGTTGTAAAACAGATGGTGACGGAACGCCGCCTGCTGCACACCGGCGAAACGATGCTGACCGAACACGTAGGGCGCGCCGTCGCGGTTCGCACGCCGGGCGCTATCGCGATCAGTAGCGCCAAGTCGCCGGGCCCCGTTGAGTTGTGCCGGTGCATGATATGGGCCGCCGCGCTTGCGTCGAAGCCGCAAAGCAACGTGCGCCGCCCGATGCTTGCCACCAGTACGCCGCGCCAAGTCGCCTAAGATAAACAGCATGGCACTATTCGCACGCCCCCGCCCCGGATCAGTTGAGCGCGTCGAGCAAGTCATACGACCCGAAACAGCGATAGCCGCAGCCGCCGCAGGCAACCCGCTAGTCAATTCGTTCGTCAATTACACCTCAAGCGCCGACCGAATTGCGGCGCTACGTGTGCCAACAATATCGCGCGCCCGCGACTTGCTATGCGGCATGGTGAGCTGCCTAACAATAAAACAGTACGGGAAACAGTGGAACGGCGAAGACTATGAACGCGTAGAACTGCCGCCGGACACGTGGTTCCAACAGCCCGACCCGAACACCACCCGCAACTTCTTCCTCAGCAATATCACCGACGACCTGATCTTCTTCGGGCGTGCGTTCGCCGTAGTTACGCAACGCAACGAGCAACGATTCCCTTCTGCGTTCACGTGGATTCCGGCGAGCAACGTGCAAACATTAGACCAAGCCGGCCCCTACCAATGGTGGGGCCCGTCGTCGCAGATCTACTTCCAAGGAATGCGGCTAGAAACTGACGACGTGGTGCAATTCCTGAGCCCGATACCCGGACTATTGGCAACCGGGGCGCGCGCAATAAACACCGCTGTTCGCCTCGATCGTGCCGCCGAAAGATTCGCGACTATGGAAGTGCCGGTCGGATATCTGAAACAAACCGGCGGCGAACCGATGAGCGGCCAAGACTTAGCCGACCTTGCCGCCGCATGGAGTGAAGCGCGTGAAACTTCGTCGGTAGCTGCACTGAATGAGTACGTAACATGGGTCGAATCTTCGATAGACCCGTCAAAAATGGAACTGGTGAACGCCCGCCAATATCAGGCGGTGGAACTGTCACGCGTCGCGAACATTCCCGCGTACCTTGTGAGCGCGCCCGCCGGTTCGGGAATGACATACCAAAACGCGCAGCAAGCCCGCCAAGACTTGTACCTGTTCGGCGCGAAGCCGTTCATCGAATGCATCGAACAGACCCTAAGCATGCCAAGCGTGACACCACGCGGTCGCTACATAGAACTAGACGTTACTTCCTATCTGGAAGAAAACGGGCTGGCCGACCCGGCGGACACTGCTGCCCCGCCGGGTTCGGGCAGTTCACTAACACCACAAACAGAACAGGACTAACTTATGGCCACAGACTTCGACGCCTTACACTTCACCGCCACCCGTGTCACACTGATCGCCGCCGCCGAAGGCGAGGAACCGCGCCGCACGATCACCGGCCTTGCCGTACCGTACGACACCGACGCCACCGTAAGCACCGGGCAGAAGGTTCGCTTCCTTGCCGGTAGCTTGCCGACCGACGGCCGCGCCCCGCGCCTACTCGAACAGCATGACCCGACCCGCGTTATCGGCATCGTTACGGAACGCACCGAAACGGCCGACGGCATGACGTTCGCCGCCCGAATCAGCGCAAGCCGTGACGGCGATGACGTGCTGGAACTGGTGAAAGACGGGGCACTGGATTCCGTGAGCGTCGGCGTCGAACCCGTTGACGCCACCTACAACGACGCCGGGGTGCTTGTAATCAGCAAAGCCCGGTGGCGCGAGTTGTCGATCGTAACCGAGCCCGCGTTCGCGAATGCTCGCATATCGTCGGTCGCTGCTGCTAATGTCATAGACAACACCGAAAGGGCTAACACCATGAACACAGACTCACCCGCAACACAAGCCGAAGTTCCCGCCGCCGCACCTACCGCCCCAGTGTGGGCCGAAGTGAAGCGCGTACCGTCGCGACTTCCAACCGTGAGCGAATACATGAGCGCATACGTGCGCGGCGGCGAAAGTGCAGCCGCAGCACTTCGCGAAGTGCAAGCATTCGCAGCACACCATTCACCACTCGCAGCCGCAGCCGGCGACCAGTCCACTAGCGACTTCCCCGGCGTCGTACCGGTTCCAATTCTCGGACCGACGTTCGACGGAATCGCACCGTTGCGACCACTCGTGTCAGCAATTGGCGCGCGACCAATGCCCGGCACCGGCAAAACATTCATCCGCCCGAAGATCGTCACGCACACTTCGGTGGCGCAACAGTCCAGCGAACTAGCCGGCCTCAGCTCGACGACCATGCTCGTCGATGACATCGTGGTCACGAAGTTGACCTTCGGCGGCACCGTTCTAGTGTCCGAACAAACAGTCGACTTCACTGACCCGGCCGCGCTTGAGATCATCGTGCGCGACATGGTCAACCAGTACGCGATCCAAACCGGCAACTACGCCTGCACGCAATTCGCCAACAACATCGGCGGCGCGCAGCAAGTAGGAACATGGAACGGCACCAGCGAAGACTTCATTGCGAAAGTGTACGAAGGCGCCGCCGGCGTACTCGCAACAGGTCGCATTATGCCGACACACCTAATCATGGGCACACCGGGCTTCGAAGCGATTGGCGCGCTTGTCGACGATTCGAACCGGCCACTGTTCCCGACACTGAACCCGCAAAACGCGTCGGGCGTAATGTCGGCGGCCACCACCGTCGCCAACCCCGTCGGCTTGTCACTTGTCGTAGATCCGGGCCTCGATTACGCCGGCGACTTCATAAGCCTCGGCACCGCAGCCGGAACCTACGCAGGGTTCGAAGTGTACGAAACCAACAAGGGCCTCGTCAGTGTTGAGAAGCCCGACGTACTCGGCCGACAGTTGAGCGTGCGCGGATACTTCGCCGCCCAGTTCATCGACGTCACCAAGTTCCGCTGGTTCGACTTCTAACCGAAAGGCGGCCACGTGGCGGCCTACACAATTACACACGGGCAAGTGACCGACGGCGTAGCCGTAGTTGCGACGTTGACCGGCACACCTATCGAAGTAGGCGTGTCGATCACCATAACGGGGAACGCAACCTACAACGGCACGCACGTCGTCACCGCTTGCCCGCCGTACTTCTTCCTCGGCGTAGATGAGCAAGGCGACTACACGTACAACCCGGCGATACTGATACCGAACCAAATAGCGTTCACGCTCAACGTCGCCGACGTCGGCCGCACCGCCGCAGCCGGCACCGTCACGTTCACACCCGTCGCCACGTGGATCACGAACGGCGACGTCGAAGACTGGCTAGGGTTCACGGTGGCGGCACCGTCGGGCGATTACGACCTCCTCACGTTGTCCGTCGGTGCCGCTAATCAGTTCGCATGGCGACGCCGCCAAGAGTCCGGCTACTTCGACAGCCTGACCACCGTGCCGTCGCTTGACGTAAAGCTCGGCGCCGTAATGTACGCCGGCTACTTGTATCGGCAACGCGGCAGCATCGACCAGTACGCGTCATTCGATCCGCTTGCCACCGGGGCACCCGTCGGCGGTTCGTTCGGTGACATACTTCGGCTACTCGGCGTGAACCGCCCGCAGGTGGCCTAGTGCCACCCGATGACATATTCAACGCCGGGTTCGATGCCCTTGTCACTAAGCTCGGCACGATCGTCGGTCTTCCCGTTGTCGTATCTTCCGACCCGCGCAACATAAACCCGCCCTGCGTGCTAGTCGACGCGCCCGACTTCACGATGCACACGAACACAATAACGGAACTACAACTGACGGTGAAACTGTTGACCATAGGCCCCGGCGATCGGCGCGCCTTGCGGAAACTGTTAGAACTTGCCGACCTTGTACGCGCAGCCGAACTAGGGCTCGTATCCGGGCGGGCCACCGTCACCACGATCGGCGGCGCCGAATATGCAAGCTACGACCTCACGTTGTCCACTAAGGTAGCGCCGTGACGTACACCGTAGTCAGACACTTCGGGGCGTACAAGCCCGGCGACACGTTCACCGACGTCGCCGCCCATAACGTGCCGTACCTCATCGCCAACGGATTCATTACGCCTGACACAAAACAGCCCGCCGAATCTGGTAGAACTAAGAGCAAGAAACCGAAGCCCAAGGAGTAACTTATGGCCACCACCACGTACCTAGCGAACCCCGTAGTCAGTATCGGCGCAAGCACGCCCGGCACCGATATCACCGACCAATGCAAAAGCGCAGTGCTCACGCAGTTCGTCGAAGCACTCGAATCCACCGCTTTCGGATCCAGTGGCCGCAGCTACGTCGCCGGCTTGCAGAATCACCAGTGCGTTCTCACGTTCCTCATGTCGTACGCAACTAGCGAAACCTACGCACTGTTGCAGCCACTGGTAGGCACCCAGCTATTCGTATCGGTAAAGCCGACAAGCGGCAACGACTCGGCAACGAACCCGAAGTTTGAACTGTCCGGAACGTACCTAGAAAGCCTCGATGTGATCAGCGCCAACCTCGGCGAGCTATCCGAGGTGCAAATCACCCTGCAGGGTGGCGCGCTAACGATCGACACCACCAACCCATAAACAAAAAACACACAAGGCGGCAGCTATGCAGATCACTCTTACCGTAACCGACCGCACGGGCGCCGCAGATATTCGCGTGACGCTCGCCGCAATAGTTGACTGGGAACGCAAAACACAAAAACGCGCCGGCGACCTCGCCGCCGGGTTCAGCCTCGAAGACCTTGCCTACCTTGCGTGGGCGTCACTAAAACGCCGCACCCCTGACCTAGTTGACTTCGACGAATGGCTCACCGATATCGACTCGATCGAAGTAAAGGACTCACAAGAAAGCCACCCTACGGGCGCGGCGGCTACCGTCGGCAATTAGCCGAACTGTTAGTCGTCGCGCACTGGTGGCCCCCGGGCGTAGACTTCGACTTGCGTGACCTTGTGACGGTTCACAAGATCATCGAAGAAAGAAGCCGGCAACGATGACAGCCTCCGCAAGTCTGGAAGTAGTAGGACTGAAAGAAGCGCTGCGCGAACTGCAACAGATAAACCCGGCGCTACGCCGTGAAATTACTAAGGAATATCGGCAGATAACGAAGCCCGTAGTGACCGCCGCGAAAGCACGGGTGCCGCAAGCTGCACCGATATCCGGGTGGAACCGTAACTGGGTAACGAAAAGCGGGCAACGAATGACGCCTTGGATAGGCAGTATTGGCGACGACTACATAAAACAAAAGGTGAGCGGCAAGAAGCCGCGCGAATGGGCGGGCCGTGTCACGAATCTAGCGGTGTTCAGTATTGCGTGGACTGGCGCCGTGAACACTGTCTACGACCTTGCCGGGCGTCGCGGTAACGGGGCGACACGTGCCGGGGCCAACATGATCGCCGGACTCAACGCACGCGGCCGGGCGTCGCGCGTATTGTGGCCCGCCTACGAAATGAACCGGCAAGCCGTCGAAACAGAAACCGCGAAACTTGTGGAAAAGGTGATGGCACAAACCAACCGGAAACTTGTGAAAGGCTAGACACGTGGCCGTTCTCATTCCAATTATTACCCAGTACGCAGGGAAGGGCGTCGAACGCGCGGTCAAGGAGTTCCAGACCCTCAACAGTGTCACCGATAAAGCGTCGTTCGCGTTACGGAAGGCACTGATACCGGGCGCCATAGCGGCCGCCGGTGCAGCGTACGGGTTAGGCAAGGCGCTATTCAGCGCGTCGAAGGCCGCCGCCGAAGATCAGAAAAGTCAGGCACTGTTAGCGCGACAACTACAAGCCACGACCGGGGCGACCGCCGCACAAATAAAAACAGTCGAGGACTTCATAACGGCAACACAAAACGCCAGTGGCGTTACCGACGACCAGTTGCGGCCCGCGCTCGCGTCACTGGTACGCGCAACGGGTGACGCAAGCAAGGCACAAACACAACTGGGGCTGGCGCTCGATATTGCGGCCGGTACTGGTAAAGACGTAGAAAGCGTATCTATCGCGTTAGCCAAGGCATACAACGGCAACTTCGCGGCACTTACGAAGCTCGGCGTGCCACTCGATGAAAACATTACGAAGACCAAGAATTACGCAGCCGCACAAGAAGCGCTGGACAAACAGTTCGGCGGCGCCAGTAAAACAGCCGCCAACACGTTCCAAGGTCAACTGCAACGCCTAGCCGTAGGTTGGGGCGAGATCCAAGAGCAGCTCGGCTACCTTGTGTTGCCACTGTTGGAACGGTTCACGCGGTTCGTGAACGACGCGATAGTGCCCGGCTTGCAGGAGTTCGTGCGGCAACTGTCGGGCGGTGCAGGCGTAAAAGATGCGATGGCCGGCGCCGTGAAAGCTATGGGCACCTTCGGGCCTACGATGATTGAAGGCGCCCGCAACGCAAGCAACGCCCTATTGGAGTTCGTGCGAACAGCCGCGATTACCTATGAAGCAATAAAAGCACTGTCAACGGCCGCTCGGTTCTTCAAGGGTGATATTCGTGGCGCCGTCGTCGGGTTCGCGCAAGTAGTCAGCGCGGCCGCCGTCGCCCGGTTCACCCGGTCACTACAAGCCGACACCAATAAGTTCTTCGATGACCTGACCGCACGCGCCAACGACTTCACGTTGAGCGTCGCCCCGATACCCGACCGGCTTGACCGCCTCGCCGGATCGTTGACAAAAATAACGGAAGCCGTCGAACAGCCCGACCCGTTCGGCGAAAAGAAACTAGGCGCCGCCGCAAAAACAGTCGACACGTTACAAAAGCGGCTGGAAGAAGCCGCCAAAACGCTACGCGAAGATATGGCCGAAGCGTTAGAAGGCGCGCAAGAACAGCTCGCAACAGCCCAGCAAGCATTCGACGACTTCGGCAAGTCTGTCGGCGACGCGATAAAAGAAGCGGTGGACTTCGGTGCAGCGTTCGAGAAATCAGCCGAAGAAGGCGGCGGCACGTTCTTTGACGTACTGAACAAGCAAGCGGCACGCGCGCAGGAGTTCGGCCGCTTAGTGGAAGAACTACTGAAGAAAGGCATTAGCCAAGACGCGCTCGACCAAGTGTTAGCGGCGGGCGTCGAATCCGGTACCGAAATAGCTAAACAGTTGCTGGGTGCAGCCGACGGCGTTCTACGCGCGAACAAACTGGTCGAAGCAACGCAAGCGATCGCCGACCAGATAGGCAAGGCGGCCGCCCAAAAGTTCTACGGCGCGGGCGTCGCGAACGGGCAAGAGTACCTGCGGGGCGTCATGGAAGCAATAGCGGAAGCGGAACGCCGTATTGCAGGCGCTAAGCGGCCGGCGGACATAAAAGGCGCCGGGGCCGCATTCCGTGACACGATTAGCAAGCTCAGCACGGCACCGGCATCGAGTAGCACTTCCGGCCCCGTCACCGTGAACGTGCAGACATTAGACCCGCGCACCGCCGGCGACTACGTCGTAGACGCCTTGCGCGAATATCAGCAACGCGCCGGGTACATC